TTTGCTTTCCCTAGGTCAATATATTTCAATACCGATCCAGGACGAATAGGGCCTGGACTATTTGAGTCAGAAAACTGGATATTTACAGATTTTTGTTCTTACAATGAGCCATCTTTGGAACAATTTTTTAAAGCTGGACCATACCTAACTGCTATATCTGCACACCTGTTATCTTCTAGATCACTACAACTAGATGAGGAGAGCTTGAAAGATAAACAGTTAAATAGCAACTTAGCTGGAATAATGCTACTTTATTTGAATAATAAAACTGATGCTGAAGAACTTGTGACTGCACAGAGATATTTGACAATGGGTGTGCTGGAAGATGTTGATCCAAACCCTTACAATTTTGTCAAGAGGCTGCCAGATGTCTTGAGATCTAGACTAACTTGCTATCTAGTCATCAAGAGTATAAAGTTAATGAATCATTACTCAATGAACTCTCCCATCAAACTGCCAGGAGAAGACATGGAAATATCAGGGATGGTTCCATTGTTTGGAGATGGAGAAGTGGAATTTTCAGAAAAATTGAATGAGTTTTATTATGGGTATGTAGTGAGCAAGGAAAGAGGCCGAGGAAGTGATCGTAACTTCAAAATCATGAAGAAAATTGTTGAAGAAGAGTATAAAGCCAGAGACTCTGTAAAGAACACATTCGAGAAAACAGCAGACCCTAAGACATTTGTAACCAATCCAGTGGTCCTTAAGGTGTTTACAAACATGTTCAAAGATCATCTTAAAGACCTATATGGTAGCAACTACATGCAAGTAGTGGAAAGAACTATTTTGATGAAATTGGCTAGAGCATCTTTCTCTGATTTGGCAACCCTCAAAGTTGCTTCCAGAACATATTCAGAACGAATCATAATGCCTAAATTTGATCCATTGTCAGATAAAACTATATATCAACAAATGGTTGATGTAAACCCAGAGGAAGTAAAACAGAGGCCCAGAGTGCTGGAGGCCCTGACAGATCTTGTTGAGAACTACATATCCTTAGGACATAGATCCCCAGAGCATGTTGTAGATCTACTACCTTTCTGCTTGAACAACTTATACAAGAAGGGTTACTTTGATAGTGATATATTCCCAAAACCACAGCATGGAGGAGACAGAGAAATTCATGTCCTTGAGATCATGGCAAGAATTTGCCAATTTCATTTTGAATCAGCATCTAGAGCCATTTCTTCTTTAGTGCCTAGTGATGCATTAACACATCCATCAATGAAGGATGGATTTGTCAAGCAGCATTACCGTAAGTGTGATGAGGAATTTGAAAGTCATTTTTCCATAGGGAAGTCAGCAGATGCAACCAGATGGTGTCAAAGAAATCATAGTTCCAAATTTGCAGCTATTAGTAAGAGCTTGATGCCCACTTGGCTTCTGGGTCTGGTAATG